GCGTTCATTCGCTCCTGATGTATAAAATGCCATTGCATCAGAAGAATGAAGATAACGTACAATTCCCCTGTAAGCCGCATCACCCGAAGTTCCGTCAGCAAAGAAAACTTGTGAGTTTTCGCTTGTCCCCGAACTAATAGTAATGCCTTGTGAGCCAGAGCCTGAACCTACAACCAACTGACGCGCGTCAGAAAAAAATGAACTAGGTGAAGTCGTACCGATGCCAACTGCATCTGCCGATGCATCAACAAATAGTGTGTTAGTATCGACAGTTAAATCATTGGTTATCGTTGCACTAAAAGCAGATAAAGACTGTGCCGCAGGATGACTTGCAGAAAGCTGTATCGGTCCACGATTTACAACATAGATATTGTTTGTGCCTGTTACAGGTGCGGCTGTGAAGGTAAGTGTAGTTCCGTCTACAGAATATGCTGTTGTCGGCTCTTGCCGTATGTTTTCTACAAATACATCAACAGTATTTGTCGTTGCGGCTTCGGACAAAGTAAATGCCGTAGCAGAACCGTTACCACTAAAGGTATCTTTCGATACCGATGTGGTGAAGTTTCCGTCAGCGTTTTGTCCTATGTATGCCATTAATTGTTTTCCTGTTAAGCCGTTATATATGTAATTCCAAAAATTATAGCTTTAGTGCTATATTCAGAATAAAGCCTTGCACTTCCACCACTTCCACTCCTTATTTCCATGTTGGTTGAGTTTGGAGCAATAATTACATGGTCACCAGTAAATCCAGTATTATAACTTATAACACCTGCTTGCCAGCCGTTTGATACATTGTGACTAGTAAATGGCAGTGTTATTTTTACTGGACTTGTATCACTATCTGTAGCAAAATATAGATAAGCCTGTGCTGTGACTTTTCTTCCTATTTTAATGTAAGAAGCATGATAAGTTGCGGCTAAAGCAGTAGCAGTACCAGTAAGAGTTGGTGTCCAACTTCCCTCCTCATAATCATCCAAAGCATTCGCTGAAGCAGTGTCACCGTTGAATGTGATGCCGCCGCCAGCAAGAATACGCATACGCTCAGTTATGGCATTTCCAGAACCTGATGCACTTGTATAAAAACGCAATTCTCCTTCATCACCTCCAGAGTACATTCTAACACTTGCACCAATTGAACCATTATTAGCAAAAATAAGCTGACACGAATCATTATTTGAGGCACGTTTGCCTTCTAAACGTAAAGCGGCGGCATCACCTGTTTTATCATTATGAATATGAAGCTGAGTATTACCGCTTACAGAATCATTAAAAATTTCTAACAGACTACTTGGAGAATTCGTACCTATGCCGACATTCCCCGCATTGTCGATGCGCATACGCTCCGCATTGTTTGTACCAAAATAAGTGGCGACGTTTTCATAATTCCAAATAAAACCACCTTGATTAGTGTCTTTGCCAATTTCAAATCCATCACCTGTGCCTGTACCCGCAGTATCGTCAGTGAATTTTGCCGCAACAGTGCCGCTAGAACTATGAAGATGAAGCACCTCTGAGACAGTGGCCGTGCCAATGCCAACCCGATTATTAGTGGTATCAATAGTCAGTGTATTACTATCTAAATTAAAACCAGTTGCATCTATAGCATCTGATGTAATTTTGCTAATCGCCATTAGGTAATCTCCAATATAGATAACGCAACATCACCAGAAGATGCTGTGTTTGTTGTTACCTTCAATACGTCTGATGCTTCCATAACAACCTTTTGATCGCCGCCTACGACAACCAAGGCACTGCCCACCGGGACAGGAGCTGCTTTGACTAGATATATATTATCGCCATCACTGTTCTCTAACTGCACGTCAACAGTGATCTGTGATGCCACAATGTTTGCGATAGATAGTCCGATGATAGTTGTCGCTGTAGATGACGGGCAGGTATATATAGTGGCAGCACCTGTTCCTACAGCAGTATCTGTTTTGATTTTAAAGGTGTTTGCCATGTTCTTGTCATCCCAAAGCTATAGCAAGCGCAACTGCTGTCCCTGCCTCGTCTACACTGAGTGTTGTTCTAGCCGCTGACGCATCTGCGTCGTCTATCAAAGACCTACCATAAGCAGATAAGTCTGTCACATCTGCGACTGAAGCACCGTTAAAAAATGGCAGTTTGTTTGCCGCACTGGTCTGATCAGAATCTAACACCATCACTTTTTGTGCTGGCATCGTGCAGAACAATGTCTTTGTTCCAGCCGACCAGTTTACGGCAGAGTCACTGTTGCTGGATTGTAAAATGGATGTCCGAGCAAGAGTTGTGCCGGAAGAAGTATATGTACCAACACCAACCTCAAAATTACCCGCACCGTCCGTGCAAGCATAATATGTTGTGTTACCATTACCGATAGAGCCGAATGTCTCAAAACCAGTTACCGCACCAGCAAGAGTGTATGTTCCCGTGCCTGTGGTTGTGCTGGTTTCTTTGACTCTATCAGCAATAATCAGAGCCATTACTTCAACTCAATACTGAGATTAGTGGCGTTGATTCTAAAGATGTCACCGCTTGCGATTTGTCTGCTTGAGTCTAACGCACCAATAAAAAGGATATTCCCGCTGGACGAAGCATCCGCTAAGAACACATGCGTTATAGTTTGTGTTGTGCCACCCGAAGCAGGAAACTCCACATTGTTTGTGTTATTAACTGTTTGTGCGTCAGCAGACGTAGACGCTATTGTCCAGTTCGCTGCTGTAACTTGTTGCCTAGCATAGTTCGTGAAACTTGCTTCTGTTACACTGCCTCCCTCTGCATCAGAAACAGCAGTAGCAAGCCCGACATATATACTGTCGCCCGGTGTAGCAAAACTTACCGCATTATTTTTAAAAAGAAAACTAAGAAGCTTCCCTTCAAGATAGGTAGTAGCCGCATTTGTAGTTGCCATATCTATGTTCTCCTAGTATCTGGTAGACCACGACGATAGGCATCTGTGTTTTCTCTTGCCTCACCAAGGTCTTTGAGCCTACTTAACTGCTCTGTAAAACGAGTATTGTACAGTTGTAACATATCCGCCTCACCTTTCATATAGTTATAAGCTTCGTAAACTGCTCCGTACAATAATGCATATGGGGCATTTGTACTAAGCCAAGTCGTACCACTATCCGCACCAGCAGTGAGACTAGCGGGTTGATAGTAATAATGAAGCTCCACATTGTAGCTAGAGTCTGGAGTTGGAGCCACAATAAAGTTATCTGTATCGAATCGAGCGTAGTATTTAGGGAGCCCTGTTGTAGTCGATGCAGGAGTATATGTTTGCAAGTAGTTTACGTCTTTCTGCAAAAGGAACTTCTCTGATCCTGACGTAGTAATTCTTAAAGAAAAAGACGCTAAATAGTCCGTAGGGACGGACAAATATTGATCGTTGTTTGTTAGACTACTAGTAACATTTTTCCTAAAGTCTTCTAAATCAACAGCCCGAAATATTTTGTCTTCCGTGGCTTTAATAAAGTTGTCTATATTACTTACAAACGACGTTTCTGTGTTTTCTGTATAGTCTTGTATAGCTGTTTTCAGCGTGGCTAATGTAAAACTCATGTGTTTATTTGACCTCCCATACCGGAGTGGTTGGTGCAGTAGTAATACAATGTAGGCGCACCTGTCGCCACTACTATTTGTGTATACGCACCTGACGATCCTGGTGTGCCGTTAGTTGTTACACCTGTTGTGTACTCTGATCCGCCACCATGCGTTCCGTTTGCTGTTGTCGAAAACCGCAGCGGATGACTTGAGTTACTCGAATCAGACTGATCAAACCTATACGTTTCCCCTTCTGTCAGAGATAGTGTCGGAGTTTCAGAACCGCCGATAAAGTATTTATTGCCGCTATATGTGGACTGCACAGCAACAGTGTAGGTTGTGTAGGACGAAGTTACGATAGACGCACTCGCCGTCTGTATAAAGCTAGACACAATACTCGCTGTGTTTGGTCCAGAAGTTTTGGCTTCAGCAGACGCAATCTTACCGCCGCCTTTAACAGACCCCACAGTTGCTGTCTCGGAAGAGCCTCTTTGACTTATGTCGAATGTATACGAGTCTGTATCAACAACAGTTATAGAAAAAGAATCTGTGTTTTCTATAGCAGTATCTGTGAAGCCATCAAAAGACTCAACAGTCCTAAATTGAACCAAATCACCTGTTGTTCTACCGTGACCCGGTTCTCTTACAGAGATAACGGATGAACCGCTGGAGCCTGATGTAAATGGGTTTAACGGTAAAATAACCCTAACCGCAGGTTCTGTTCTATCTGGTCTAGGATCACGTATGTTTTGAGGATCAAAAACATTTCTAGGAGGCGTTAATTGAGGATGTTTTTCTTCAAACTCATCAGGTCCAACTAATAAACCGTTCCATTCTTTTTTCATGTCAGCTAAACGATAGCGAAAACCTGACCGATCAGAAATGCCAAACGCTTTTGATCCCGATGCGTAACGTCCCATTATCTAACCCTCAAATACCGCATACTTGGAGTTAGTTTTAATGGAACACGATCTTCATCCTCATCAGCAGCTCGTTGGAACTCTTCCTCGTAAATATTCTTCAACAACTGAACTCTATCTGGAGCTCGTTTTACAGAAAGATAATAAGCTAACCCAGAAGCCATACACGGCAAAAATCTAAAAGGTGCATCAACATCGTTTACAAGCGAGTCCGCATCTTCTATGCGTTGCACATAGTAATAGTGTAGAACATCTGTGCTATTCTCTGGCGTGGGCCAAAGATTTATTTCTGGTGTAACTTGCCTGTTAAAATAAAAACTAGAAGGACGACCTGTTGTAGCTTTGTTCGGTTGATTCTGATATTCCCCTCGACTTATCCGTTGAACCTCAAGATCAACGCCGTCGCGCCTGACGACAACCTCTAAAAGATCAGCAATTGTACTAGACAAGCTATACGTTGCAGTTCCAGATGTAAGAGCTTGTGTGCCTAGTTTGACTGTCCAAAGATTGACCCCCCTGTTCGCCCATTCAGCAAACATAAGGTTAAGGGATCGACGAGCAGTCTCCGCCTCGTACCCTGTACGAATCTCTATTCCACAACGCTCATATGCCTCTTCGATGACATCAGAAACATCGAGAGTAAAATCTCTAGAACCTGAAGTAGCCATCTACTTTTTCTTTTTAGCCATGCCACCGCCGCGCATACGCATAGGCTTTTTAGCCATACCGCCATGACCCATCTTTTTAGCCATGCCACCGCCGCGCATACGAATAGGTTTTTTAGAGGCCATTCCTCCGCCCATCATTTTCTTGGGCTTCTTGCCTCTCATTCCTTTGTTACCTGGCATTTTTCTCTCCATCTTCGTCGGGTTAAAAC